CTCCACCATGCTATTATGACGCAGAGTGCGGGTCAACACCCAACGATAGATGAGTTCAGAGCATATATCGCTGACAAAGCACCACACCTAAGTGAGCATATCGAACCTGAGGAAAAGGCAGTGGTTCACCAAGCAAAGAGGCAATCTGAGCAAGAACTCGAGCGAATAGTAGCATTTGTTGCGTTAGTGCTCATGATGTTTGACGCAGAACGAAGCGATTGTGTCACAAAAATTCTCAACAAGCTTAAGGGACTAGTTGCCACTGTGGAACCTACAGTCTACCATCAAACTCTTAACGATATAGAGTATGACTTGAGTGAGAGGAACCTCTTCGTCGATTTTGAGCTTAGCAGCGACAGCGACATGCTTCAACAGCTTCCAGCTGAAAAGACATTTGCCTCATGGTGGAATCACCAATTAAGTAGAGGATTCACAATCCCACACTACAGGACGGAAGGAAAGTTCATGACTTTCACCAGAGCAACTGCCACGGAAGTCGCGGGTAGAATAGCACATGAGAGTGATAAAGACATATTGCTAATGGGAGCGGTAGGGTCAGGCAAATCAACTGGTTTGCCATATCATCTTTCTAGGAAAGGAAATGTATTGCTTCTTGAGCCGACTCGGCCTCTTGCAGAAAACGTGCACAAGCAGTTATCACAAGCACCATTCCACCAGAACACAACTCTCAGGATGCGCGGACTAACGGCATTCGGATCGGCACCAATCTCGGTGATGACCAGTGGTTTCGCCCTTAACTACTTTGCAAACAACAGAATGCGAATTGAAGAATTTGACTTCGTCATATTTGATGAATGTCATGTTCATGACGCTAACGCAATGGCGATGAGATGTTTGCTGCATGAGTGTGACTATTCTGGCAAGATTATCAAGGTTTCAGCTACACCACCAGGTCGGGAGGTCGAGTTTTCCACTCAATACCCCGTATCAATAAGCACAGAGGACACATTATCGTTTCAAGATTTTGTGAACGCGCAGGGTAGTGGAAGCAATTGTGATGTAATCTCAAAAGGAGACAATATCCTCGTGTATGTGGCAAGCTACAATGAGGTGGATACGCTTTCAAAACTTTTGATTGAAAGAGACTTCAAAGTCACGAAGGTCGATGGAAGAACAATGAAAGTTGGAAACATCGAGATCACCACAAGTGGAACGCCAAGCAAAAAGCACTTCATAGTTGCAACCAACATCATTGAAAATGGTGTTACTCTGGACATTGATGTGGTTGCTGATTTTGGAACGAAGGTACTCCCATACCTCGATACGGACAGCAGGATGCTTAGCACAACAAAGACAAGCATCAACTATGGGGAGCGCATCCAAAGACTAGGGAGAGTTGGAAGGCACAAGCCAGGCCACGCTTTGCGGATAGGCCACACGGAGAAGGGGTTGAGCGAAGTTCCAAGCTGTATTGCAACGGAAGCAGCTTTAAAGTGCTTCACTTATGGACTTCCAGTGATCACCAACAACGTCTCGACAAGCATTCTTGGTAATGTAACAGTAAAGCAGGCACGAACAATGTCTGTGTTTGAGATAACACCGTTCTACACAAGCCAAGTGGTGAGATATGATGGCTCAATGCACCCACAAGTGCACGCACTTCTGAAAAGATTCAAACTCAGAGATTCTGAGATTGTTTTGAATAAACTAGCCATACCTCACCGAGGAGTGAACGCTTGGCTTACAGCTAGTGAATATGCACGACTTGGCGCGAATGTTGAAGATAGGCGTGATGTGCGAATCCCTTTTATGTGTCGCGACATCCCAGAAAAGCTTCATTTGGACATGTGGGATGTGATTGTTAAATTCAAAGGTGATGCAGGTTTTGGTCGGCTCTCAAGCGCCAGCGCGAGCAAGGTAGCCTATACCCTACAGACGGACGTCAACTCCATACAGCGCACAGTCACTATCATAGATACACTAATCGCTGAGGAGAGAAGAAAGCAGGAATACTTTAAGACGGTAACCTCCAACTGTGTTTCTTCGTCAAACTTCTCACTGCAGAGCATAACAAATGCGATAAAATCTCGTATGATGAAAGATC